CTTGAATAAAAAGAATGAGAATGTGTGTATTATTGTGAACAACTTTACGCCTTATGTATATGTCGAATTACCAAACGTAGTTGAATGGGATGTTACAAAAGCTCAAATGCTTGGTACGAAGCTCGATTTTATGATGAAAGAACACAGCCCGTTGGAAAAACGGTTAATCATGAAAAAGAAGTTGTACGGAGCGAATCTGGATGAAAAATTTAAAAGACGCTTGTATCCTTACTTGATGTGTAGCTTTGCGCATCAAGATGATATTGGACACCTAATCAGGATATCAAGGTATCCGTTGAGGTTATCAAGCATTGGAAGCTTTACAATCAAAATACACGAATATAACGCTTCTCCCATTTTGCAACTTACAAGTCTCCGAAAAATCCCGACAGCAGGGTGGATAAAATTCACTGGAAATCGAGTATGCGATGACGACATGATTACTCGGTGTGATCACGAGTTTATTGTCAAGTGGAAAAACCTCTTTCCGATTGACACGAACGAGATTGCGTATCCTTTAATCATGGGGTATGATATCGAGGCAAATTCCAGTTTTGTGAATGCAATGCCGAATGCTGACAGGCCACCGGACAAGATATTCCAAATTTCTTGTGTATTCGCAAGACAAGGGGATAAGCCTGACACTTACAGACGTCATCTCCTCACACTTGGAAGTGTTGACTTTTCGTTGTTGGATGATAATATTGAAGTAACGATGTTTGAAATCGAATCTGATCTGTTGTCAGGATTTGTTAATATAATTCAAAAATTTCAACCAAATATTATTATCGGCTATAATATCTTTACATTCGATATTCCTTATATGATAGCCCGTTCAAAACTTTTAAATTGTTTTGACTTCAACAGACAAGGGTTTGACAAATACGGTGTTGCAAATGAAAAGCTTATTGAGTGGAATTCTTCTGCCTACAAGAATCAGAAGTTTCAATTTCTCGATGCGGAAGGGAGGTTATTCGTAGATCTTTTGCCTCTTGTTCGACGGGATTACAAGATGAGTAATTACAGACTTGAGACCATTGCTTCTTATTTTCTCAAGGGGATGACAAAGGACCCTCTCAATGCCAAAGGCATTTTCAAATGTTATCGCCTTGGAATGAAAGGCGGTCCAAAGGGAGCGAGAGCGCTGTCAATAGTTGGAAAATACTGCGTTAAAGATAGTGAACTCGTTATTCGGTTGTTTGAGACTTTAACCACATGGGTTGCTCTTTGTGAGATGGCAAAGGTTACGAATGTTCCAATTTTTGCACTTTATACTCAAGGTCAGCAGATAAAGGTATTTTCACAAGTGTACAGGAAGTGTACACATGAAAATATCGTGGTTGAAAAGGATGGATACATTACAAAAGATGATGAACACTATGTAGGGGCAACTGTATTCCCTCCGAAAGCTGGTTTGTATGAGAAAGTATCACCTTTTGATTTTTCATCACTTTATCCAACAACCATTATCGCTTATAACATATGTCCCTCTACTCTTGTTACTGACGATGCAATTCCTGATCGAATGTGTCATAATATGGATTGGTGGGACCATCAAGGTTGCGAACACGATCCAAAAGAGATTCGGAAAGCACAACTTAACAAGATTATAAAAGAGAAGGAAGCCTTACTTAAGGGAGTTCGAGTTGAACGTGACAAATCTATTAATAAATATTGTAAGGAAAAATTTGCGGATGAAATTAAAAAGATAACTGATGAAACTCGGCCGTTTCGAAAGGAACGATCTGATCTGCAAAAGAGTAAACCAAAGCATATTATGTGCGCGCATCGAAATTATCGATGGTTGAAAGAACCAATGGGAGTGATTCCAGAGATTCTTACTCATCTCCTCGACACCCGTAAAATAACTAAGAAAGAGATGAAGGTTCAAGAATTATTACTTGAAAAGATGCAAGAGAATGATCCTCAGTACAACAATGTTAAAACATATGCAGAGGTGCTGAACCAAAGACAGCTTGCTCTTAAAGTGTCTGCAAACTCTGCTTATGGTGCAATGGGTGTTACTCGAGGATCATTACCATTTATGCCCGGTGCGATGTGCACCACGTATATGGGAAGGCTTGCCGTTCAAAAAGCAGCAAAAAGTATTCAGGAAGATTTTGGAGGAAAGCTTATATATGGAGATAGTGTTGTTGGAGGAACCCCTATCCTCATTAAGTATCAAGGTAAAGTACTTTATCGAACTATCGACAATCTACCAGAAGTGTTGTTTTCCGAAAACGACGATAAAGAATTTTACTATGATCCTCCATTTGAAGTATGGTCTGATACTGGTTTTACAAAGGTGAAAAAGGTTATTAGACATAAGACACATAAAAAGCTGTACCGTATTCTCACTCACACTGGACTTGTAACAGTTACTGAAGATCATTCCCTTCTTGATCCTGAACTGAGAGTAGTTCGTCCATCTGAAATAAAGGTGGGGCAATCTCTACTTCATCATCCTCTTCCAATTTATGAGGGTACAACTAGAATTAACTGTCCTTATGCAAAGGGGTTGTTTATGGCTGAAGGTTCTTGTGGAACTAGTAGTTGGACTATTAACAATACAAATTTGGAGTTCATTAACAAGGCAAAAAAGGAACTTGAAAAATACTTTACGTTGCATTCATTTAGAATTCTGGAAACAATGAAGTCGTATAAGTTAGTTGTAAAAGAGGATGTACATTCTTTTGTCCAAGAATGGAGAGCCATGTTTTATGATAAGTACAAAAATAAGATTGTTCCTGACGAAATGTATGATTCACACATTGATGATTTAAGTGTCTTTTACAGAGGATATTATGACGGGAATAGTGACGCGCAAAGTGATATTGGATCTGCAGGGTTATACTACATTCTAAATCGTTTGGGATATGATGTTAGTCTAAATAACAGAGAGGATAAACTAGGCGTAACCCATCTTACCGCTACAAAAGGAGACCAAGAAAAGAATCCTTTAGGTATTAAAAAGATATGGGAACTTCCACCTACATATGAATACGTTTACGATCTGGAGACTGAACGTCATCATTTTTCGGCAGGGATTGGACAGCTCGTAGTTCATAACACGGATTCTAACTATATCAATTTCCCCCACTTAAATACCGCTAAAGAATGCTGGGAACATTCTGAAATGGTTTCGAAAAAGGTTTCAAGTCTATTCCCAAAGCCAATAAATCTTGCCTTCGAAGAAGTTATCTATTGGAAGTTCTTTATTCTCACAAAGAAGCGCTACATGTCTTTGGCGTGCGGAAAAGATGGAAAAATTTCAGATGAAATTGTAAAGAAAGGAGTCTTGTTACAGAGACGTGATAATTGCATATTTGTAAGAAGAGTGTATGAGAAAATCATTATGATGGTTTTTGAGAAAGCCAATTCAGATGCTATTCTATTTTACATTCTAAACGAGATTAACAACTTGTGTAGCCATACATACCCTTTGAAAGATTTCGTAATCAGTAAATCAGTTGGTGATACGAAAGACATGATCCCAAGAGAGACCAAAAATGATAAGGGTAAACTATGTTACAAAGTTGGTGATTATACAATCAAATTAAGTGATGAAGAGAAAAGTTACAATTCAGAACAACACTTTAAAAATATAGAAATATATCTTGAAAGACTTCCAGCACAAGCTCAATTGGCAGAGAAGATGCGTCGGAGAGGCCAACTCGTAGCAGCAGGATCGCGTTTAGAATATGTAATCACGACATCAGGAGGGCATAAAGCAAAACAGTTCCTCAAAATTGAATCATCAGAATATTTTTCAAAGCACACAGAATCTCTGAGTCTTGATCTGATGTATTACTTGAAACAGATGACGAACCCATTCGATCAAGTTTTAAATATAGTTTTCCAAGAAAATCCTCCTCTTCAGGATTTCGTCACCAAGCAATACGAGTTACGTCTTCAAAAGATGAAGTTGATGTTCCAAATTAGCAATTTCACAAGCGCTAAATTACAGTTTTTTGTCAACGTAGACTAAATACTTCATTGCTTGAAGTTGGTTGAGAACGTCAGCCAAATCATCTTTTTTCGATACTGATGTTAAAGTATCTAAAATATCCATTTCACCTCGACAGGTTAATATTTCAATAGCTTGGTTAACACTCCACTTCTTTCTTTGAGGTTTTTCCATCGACTTCCATCGAGTTCCAACACCCTTTACTTTCGGGGCGCCAAGAATTTGAGTCTTATAGTAAGCATGGAATTCAAGAACTGTTTTCATTCTTCCATACTTGATTGTGAAATAAGAGTAACAATGCTGTCCAAGTTTAAGTGCCATTGTATTGATCCGTTTTCCAAATGACATTTGCTCTTCAATCAGAAACACTGAACACTTG